AAAACAAGTCAGACAAATAGGTGCTCAGTATTTTTCTTTTACAGTTGCAATGCCACCATTACAACAAGAAAAAGCTCAGGAAATATTTGCATTTTTACAAAAACAAAAAGGTTCTTTTGAGGACTTTACAATAGTTGCACCACTAGATAACTTAGGTGCAGGCAAGTCAGAAACAGATATACAAGTAGTTGGAGCACATACATCAGGAGATGCTTCTATAGCCTTAGATGGCTTTACAGCCAACCAAACAGGTGCTTTAAAGGCTGGAGATTTAATCAAGTTTGCAAATCATAGCAAGGTATACATGGTTCAATCAGATATTGATTCTGATGGTAGTGGAGCATTGACTGTTCTTATATCGCCTAATTTAGTAACAGCTTTAACTGACAATGTTGCAGTTACTGTAAACAAACCAAGTTTTACTGTTTATTTAGAAAACAATGAAATCATGTATTCAACAGGTGCTAATGGTTTTTACAGTATTTCATTTGACGTTAGAGAGGTTATAGCCTAATGCCAAGAAGTTTATCTACTGATCTACAAACTCAAGTATCATCAACAGCAACTAAGACAGCTTTTTTAGTTGAGCTTAACTTATCATCTACTATCAGACTTACTGATTGGTATTCTAATGTTACTTATAACTCTAACAGCTATGAGGCTGGGGGTTCTTTTTTATCAGTTGATACAACAACTGAAACAGGTCAATTACAAGTTGATGAAATTAACTTAGGTTTTTCAAACATTACAGATGAGGTTAGGTCTTTAGTTCAGGATGGCTCTTTTACAGATAAAACAGTAGAAATATATATAGCCTATTTTAATGAAGATGAAACCATTGTGGGTGCAATAAACTTTTTTACAGGTCAAATAAGAAATGTATCTATACAGGAATCTATTGATAATTCTATATTAAATATGACAGTAGCTTCACATTGGGCAAACTGGAACTTAACCAAAGGCAGACATTATTCTGATGAGTCACAACAATCTTTTAGTACAGGTGATAGAGGTTTTGAATTTGCCACTCAAGTCAAATCAGATGTAAGGTGGGGAATGTAAATGGCTAATCCTATAGCAGCATTTTTTAATTGGGTTGGAACTAAGGCTGCCTCAGCATGGGCAGCATTTAAAGCAGCAGAAACAATAAATCAAATAACTCTAGTCCTGACAGCAGCTAGTTTAGCTGTAGGTGTTAAAGGCTTTATGCAAGCTAGACAGATGATGGCTAAAGGTCAAGATATCTTAGCTAACAAAACTTCTGCTGGTGGAAAATTGCCTGTTATATATGGAACTCGTAGAGTTGGTGCTCAAGTCATATATATGGATGTATCTGCTAATGACTCAAGAGACTTATATGTAGTTTATGCTTTATCAATCGGAGAATGTGATGAGATACTTGGCAGAACTATTGAATTAGATGGCAATCCCTTAACTGACACTGCAAGATTTAAAGATGGTGGTTATATTGGCTCAGATAAAATATCTTCAGGCTCAGGCTCTTTAAATACAGTTTCACAAAATGGAACTGATAGTTTAGATGTTGGTGCTGGTCAATTTGGAACAAATCCTGCTGCAAAATATAGATATGTTATGAATCTACATCATGGAGCTGCAACACAAACAGCAGACCCTATGCTTGTTGCTTCTATGCCTAACTGGACAAGTCTGCATAGACTTGATGGTGTTTGTTATATAGCAGCTCATTATGGTTATGATAAAGAAGGTATGTGGGGTGGAGTTCCACAACTAACAGTTCAGGTTAGAGGTAAAAAAGTATTTGACCCAAGAGACACTAATCAAACATTTGGAACTGTATCTACTTATGAATATTCAGATAATCCAGCTTTAACCTTTTTAGATTACATAACCAATAATGAGTATGGTAAAGGACTAACACAATCACAAATCAATATGAGTACATTTACTGCTGCTGCTAATGTTTGTGATACAGAAGTTGACCAACCTTATTTTAATGGTTCAGCACAAGCTCTTACTTGGTCAGGTAACGCTGGAGATAACTTTATAACTATTGGTGGAACTAGTGCTACTACTACTTGGTGGCAAAATAAAGTTGGAGAACTAATAGATATATATGACACAAATGGTGATGGCGTTATAGATGGAAAAGAAATTACAGAGATAAGAAGAGATAATTTTTATGATGAGAATGAAGAGCTTATTGTTTATATAAATGACACACTAAGCTCTACATATTCCTCACAAACAGGAACATCTTTAGTTAAGGTCAAAAGATTTCATTGTAATGGCTATTTAGATGCTAATAAGAATGTCATGGATAATGCAAAAGAATTACTTGCAAACATGAGAGGTATCTTTCTTTATATAGATGGTAAGTATGAATTATCTATAGAAGATACAGGAGCATCTACATTTAGCATTAATGACAATCACATTATTGCTGATGCTGGTATATCAGTTGATTATGGTAATAAAGATAAAAAAGCAAATAAAGTTATAGTTGAATTTTTTAACGCTAATAAGAAATACGAACTAGATACAGCTACAGTTTTACATGATGCAAATCCTGAATATTATTCAGATGATGGTGATGAGATATTAGAAATAAAAGCTGAGTTCCCTTATATAAGTGATCCTTATATAGCTTATAACATGGGTAAGGCAATCTTAACTAGAAGTAGAAATCAGACCACTATGCAGTTCTTAGGAACTCCTGAGATGTATAAATTGAATGTTGGAGACATAGTAGATTTAACTTATGCAGGTCTTGGATTCTCAGGCAAAGTTTGTAGAGTAGAAGCATTAGAATTACAACCAAATGGATTGGTTGCAGTTAGTTTAATAGAATACTTTGATGTCTATACATGGGAAGTACCACCTCAAGAACCAGTAGAGGAGTTATCTAACTTACCTTCTGCTTATGCAGTCAAAGCTCCAGCAGGATTATCATTTACTGATACTGATTCTAGTTCTACAGGCAGACCATTCTTATCTTGGAATGAACCAACAGATTTTCCTAACTATCAATATAGAATCAATGTTGTAGATAGTTCTAGTAATCAAGTTATAAACAAAATAGTAGATGTAGAGAATTGTGATCTTAACTTTTTGCCTGTTGATACTAATTATGTTGCTAGTGTTAGCTCACTTAATACATTAGGCTCAGAATCATCTCCAGCGACTTTAACTTTTACTATTGGTGATGCTCCTACAGCAACTGCTGACATTCAAGATGATGCAGTAACATTAGATAAAATAGGTGCTGATGTTCAATCTGCAATCAATGCTGGTGGTACTAATTCAACTCAATTAATAAAATCTACATCAGCTCCAACAACAAGAAGTGACAGCTCTGCATTACAACCTCAAGATTTATGGGCAGACACTGATGATAATAATCAAATGTATGTTAGAAACGCATCTAATAATGGTTGGGTAAAAGCTAGAGATTCTTCACTAATAACTTTATATAATTCATTAAGCTCAACTGTATCTACTAACACAACAAATATAGCTACAGCTCAGGGTGATATAGTTACTCTTACAACTGATACTTCAGCTAATGCAAGTGCAATAACCAGCTTAACCTCTACAGTTAATAGTAATACATCAGCAATAAGCACTGAACAAACAACAAGAGCAAATGCAGATACTGCTTTAGCAGCAGATATAACTAGCTTGACCTCTACAGTGAACAGCAATACTTCAGCAATTACTTCTGAAGCCACAACTAGAGCTAACGCTGATACTGCATTAGCATCAGATATTACAAGTCTTACTTCTACAGTTAATTCAAATACTTCTGCTATTAGTAGTGAAGCCACTACTAGAGCAAATGCAGATACAGCTCTTGCTTCTGATATAACCAGCTTAACCTCTACTGTTAATAGTAATACCTCTGCAATTACTTCAGAAGCTACAACAAGAGCAAATGCAGATACAGCTCTTGCTTCTGATATTACAAGTCTTACTTCTACAGTTGGTGGAAATACAGCATCTATAACAACAAATGCAACAGCAATAACTGACATTAATGATAATGCTTCTGCATCTTATGTATTACAACTAAATGCAAATGGTAAAGTTGCACAAATGGTTCTTAATAGTAATGCTGATTCAGGAACTGGTGCTACTAGCACAATAGCCTTCTTGGCTGACACTTTCAAAATAGATAATGATGCAGGAAGTAGTATTAGTCCTTTTGTTGTTAGTGGTGGTACTGTTCTTATTGATAATGCAAGAATAAACAACCTATCAGCAGATAAAATATTAATTGATGGTGTTACTTTAGACACTGATGGTAGTGGTAATCTAATTATTAAATCAGGTGGAGTAGATACAACTCAGATAGCTAGTAACGCTGTTACTAATGATAAAGTACAAAGCATATCAGCTACCAAGATAACAACAGATCAATTAGATTCAGCAAGAATTAATGTTGATACTTTAAATGTAAAGAGTTTTGATAATGTAAGTTCTACTATTGTTAGTCATTTAACAGCAGCCACTAAATTCCCACTAGCTAGAGATGGTCAAACTTATGTGCAAAGAACATCACCATATACAGGTAGTAATGCTTCATTTGTGCCAGTAACTATTACTCAGGTTAGAGACAATGCAGGTTATGTAGCTATATTCTCAGGAGTGCTTGGTGATGTGAGTGGTGGAAGGGTTCAGTATTCTTTAAACAATTCCACTTGGGTCAATGCAAGTGGTAATACTAATATTTCTTGGAGTGCTGGTACTTATAGAGGATATACTTATGTTTATACAGGTCAAATAACTACATTATCTACATCACAATCTACAGTTTATTGGAGAGTATATTTTTCAGGTGGATATAATCATACTCAGCTTTCACTTAATGTAATGATGGATAACACAAGATAATGAACATATTTACTATATACAACTTAGAAACAGGAGAAATAGAACATTCAACCTCTACTGTTGCAGAAATAAATGAAGTAGGACTATCAGAAGGACAAGGAATTATTGAGGGAGATTATCAGCCTAATGACTATAAGGTTGTTAATGGTGAAGCAATACAAAGAACTGATAATGTATTAGAGATATTAAGAAATAAAAGAAACGAATTATTAAAAGAATCAGACTGGACTCAAGTAAATGATTGTCCTTTATCTGATTTAAAGAAACAAGAATGGTCAACATATAGACAGGAATTAAGGGATTTACCATCTTCACAACAAGCAACTGATAATATTGCTGATGTGATATTTCCAACTATCCCTGAATGATTTAAGATATATAAAATAGGATTTTATTATGGCACAACACGATTACAACATAGCAAACCAATCAGGTGCAGACTTTAGGGCAGATTTAAACAATGCTCTTTTAGCTATTGCAACTGTTAATAGTGGCTCAACAGAACCATCAACTACATTTGCTCATCAATTATGGGTAGATACATCTAGCAGTGTATTAAAGATCAGAAATGCTGCTGATAATGCTTGGATTACAACAGGCGTTAGTATTACTGCATCTAATACATTTACAGGCGATTTAACAGGAGATGTTACTGGTAACTTAACAGGTAATGTTACAGGTAATGTCACTGGAGACTTAACAGGTAATGCAGATTCTGCTGATGTATTAACTACAGCTAGAACCATATCTTTATCAGGTGATGTGGTAGGTTCAGTATCTTTTGATGGTAGTACTAATGTTGATATAGATACAGTTGTGCAAATTAACTCTATTACTTTAGGAACTGATACAACTGGTGATTATGTTGAATCTATGTCAGGTGGAACTGGCGTAACAGTAACAGGTGGAACTGGAGAAGGTTCTACTCTTAGTATTGCTATAGGACAAGCTGTAGCTACAACTGATGATGTTACATTTAATACTGTTACTGCAACTGATGAATTTATTGGAGACATTGATGGGTCTGTTAGATTTACAGCAAAAGCAGATGAAGCACTTTCTAAGGGAGATATTATTTATGTATCAGGAGTATCAGGAAACACTCCAACAATAGGCAAAGCAAAAGCTGATGATGCTTCTAAAATGCCTGCATTTGGTATAGCTGCTGAAGATGCTAATGCTAATACTAATTTGCAAATAGTTACACTGGGTAACTTAATTAATGTTGATACTTCAAATGAATCAGTTGGTGAAATACTTTATGTATCTACAACAGCAGGTGAATATTCCACAACAGCTCCAACTGGAGAATCATCACAAATACAAAACATAGGTAAGGTGTTAAGAAGTCATGCTGTTAATGGTTCTATTAAAGTAGGTGGTGCTGGAAGAAGTAACGCTACTCCTAACTTAGATAATGGCAAGATATTTATAGGTAATGGTTCTAATCAATCAACTACTGCAACTTTAGATACTTCTATTGTTGTTGAAAATACTAACCTTTACTATACAACTGCTAGAGCAAATACAGATTTCGATTCAAGATTAGCTACTAAAGATACAGGTGATTTAACTGAAGGTAGCAATTTATATTACACAACAGCTAGGGTTAATACAGATTTTGATACTAGGTTAGCTACTAAAGATACAGGTGACTTATCTGAAGGGTCTAATCTTTACTATACAGATGCAAGAGTAAATTCTGCATTTGATACTAGGTTAGCTACTAAAGATACTGATGATGTATCAGAAGGAACTACTAACCTTTATTACACAACATCAAGAACAAATACAGATTTTGATACAAGACTTGGAACTAAATCTACAAGTGATTTAGCAGAGGGCACTAATTTATATTACACATCAGCAAGATTTGATTCTGCTTTTACATCTAAAGATACAGATGATTTAAGTGAAGGAACTACTAATTTATATTACACAACTACTAGATTTGATTCTGCTTTTGGTAATAAGACAACTGCTGATTTAACTGAAAACACCAATTTATACTATACAGACACAAGAGCAAATTCAGCTATAGATGCAAGAGTAACTAAAGCATTTGTTGATGCATTAGGAATACAAGCAAATACTGTAGCTGCTAATTCAGTTGCATTGGGTACTGATACTACAGGTAATTATATTCAAACCATTACAGGAACTGCTAATAAAATAACTGTATCAGGATCAGGAAGTGAATCAGCAGACGTAACACTATCATTACCTGATGATGTACAAATTGCTGATAGCTTAACAGTAGCAGGTAATTTAACTGTTAATGGCACTCTAACGTCTTTAGACACAACCAATTTAGATATAGAAGATAACCTATTCCAACTTAATGCAGGTCTTACAGGAAGTCCTGTCAATGACTCAGGTATGCTTATTAATAGAGGTACTTCTGATAATAGTATCTTTATGTGGGATGAATCTGTTGATAAATTTACAATGGGTCTTACTACAGCAGATGGTAGTGCTACAGGTAATATTACACTTAACTCACTTGGAACTTTAGTAGTTAATGTTGAGGGTAACTTAACTGGAGCAGTCACTGGAACTGTATCTAGCCTATCTAATCATGATACTGATGATCTAACTGAGGGCAGTAACCTTTACTATACTCAAGCAAGATTTGATTCAGCCTTTACTGCTAAGTCTACAAGTGATTTATCAGAGGGTACTAATCTTTATTATACTAATGCTAGATTTGATACAAGACTAGCAAGTAAAGATACTGATGATGTATCTGAAGGCACTAGCAATCTTTACTATACTTCTACAAGATTTGATTCTGCATTTGGTGGCAAGTCTACAAGCGACTTATCAGAAGGTACTAATTTATATTATACAAGTGCAAGAGCTAACACTGATTTTGATACAAGACTTGCAACAAAAGACACTGGCGATTTATCAGAAGGCTCTAACCTTTATTACACTGATGCTAGAGTACAAGCTGTTTCTATTAACAATGTTGTAGAAGATACAACTCCACAATTGGGTGGGGATTTAGATTTAAACTCTAATGACATTACAGGTACTGGTGATATTAATATTACAGGTACAGCCACAATGGATGGGTTGACTGTTGATGGTAATCCTGTAATTACAAACCTTTCTCCTCAATTATTTTTGCAAACTGGAAATGGTAATAATAATTTTCAAATTGCTGCACAAGAAAGTGTAAATAACGCGTTTGAGATTTCTTCAGGTGGTACAGGTATTAATGCTCCAAGTGATACTTATACAAAAAGATTAGTAGTCCAAAACAACGGAGACATCTCCTTCTATGAAGATACAGGCACAACAGCTAAGTTCTTTTGGGATGCAAGTGCTGAATCACTTGGAATTGGAACTAGTAGTCCTTCAGCTAAATTAACAGTTGCTGGTGGTTCAGATATGGGTATTCGTATTATATCTGATGCTGATGGTTATTCTAATTTGCAATTTGGAGATGTAGATGACTCTGTTCGTGGTGGTATTACTTATAACAGTGCAGATGATAGCCTACAACTAAGAGGTTACAATAACACAACACGAATGCACATAGACTCATCAGGCAATGTTAATGTTGGTGGTACTGCTAATTTTGGTTTATTTACAGTAACACAATCAACTGACACTAATGCAGGTGGTATTGGTGTTGTAGATAGTGGCAATGCTAAATCAGGAAGATTGTGGTCAAATGGAACAAATATATACCTTAGTTCAGGTGCTACTGGTACAGGTAATTTAGTTTTAAATGAAGGTGGTGGCAATGTTGGAATTGGAGTTAGTAATCCTACAAACATTCTTCACACTTCAACAGACTCTAATACTGTTGCTAGATTTGAGTCAACAGATGCAACAGCAACTATACGCATCAACGATACAGATGATTCTTTTTACATTACTACAGCAGGGCAAAAAGGTTCTATAGGTGGTAACGCTGATGTAAATGCTGGTAATTTAAATATTGATTTGACTAATGGCAATGTTGGAATTGGAGCAACAACTGCCCATCTAGGTCAAAAATTAACTGTTGCTGGAGGAATCGCTGTTGGTACATCAACCTCTAAAAGTGTAATTGCAGATTTTGGCGAAACAAATTTGTATCTTATAAATTACAATACAGATGCATCAGCAACAATGAGATTTCATGTGGGAGGAGGTGCTGCTTCAAATGAACGCATGAGAATAGACTCATCAGGCTCGGTTGGAATTGGAACTGGAACTAATA